ATGGCTAGGATAGAAAAATTGGTCCAAAAAATGAAAGACCGCCCCAGTGGAATCCAATATGATGAAGTTGCCAAGGTACTCCGGCATCACGGTTATGGATTAGTGAGAAGCAACGGCTCGCACTTCCATTTCCGAAACCAAACAGGAGACTTGATAACCATCAAAAAGGAACAACCACTAAAGGCGGCATACGTCAAAGACGTACTGGACCGGATCGGGGAGTAGCACCTCCCCTTTCCTTAATCCACATGATATCCTAGCCGAATAATAATGGCAAATCATAGCCAAAACAAGGATTTAGCGTACTACATGGCCCTCCCGTATACGATACAAATCAGACCCGTTAAAGACGAGAGCGGTGATTATTTCTTCGCAACTGTTGCGGAATTAGATGGGTGCCAAAGCAACGGAGATACCTTTGCAGAAGCATACGAGAGTGTTCGGGAAGCTATGGAGGGACACCTGGCGGTAAAGTTGGAATATGGAGATGTCATTCCTGAGCCGATCGGTGAGGATGAGTACAGCGGTAAATTCAATTTGCGCGTACCACGGAGTCTGCACCGGCAATTGGTGGAGCGCGCAGCTGCAGAGAGTGTTTCCTTGAATCAGTATTGCCTGTACAAATTGAGCCGATAACTAAAAGAGCCCTGCTGACCATTGAAGGTTAACAGGGCTCTTTTGCACCGATTCTTTCGGATTTCAATTATAATAGCCCAATTCTACAAATATGTAAATAGTTTCAATTTAATATAGAAACATTTACCTGGGTCTGATAGACTACAAAATGATAAACATTAAGAAGGGATGAAAAAGTTGTCTATATTAAAAAAACTGAAAGAATCAGTGTATAAAATATTCGTTTATTGTATCAAAGTCTTTTTCCTACTTCTCATCTTTTCAACCGGCTACACTCTTATTGGATTTCCAATAGCTGAAGATGATTTTATGAAAATACTACCTTCATTAATCACAATTACATCAGTACTTCTCGTTTTCTATAACGTAAATAGGACACAACAAAAAAACTTTGAGAATGAGAACAAAAAGTTTAGGAGAGATGCAAGGATTAAAGTTGCCGATGAATTTATTGATTGCTTTTCAGGCATGGATGATTTTATGTATGATGTGAACACTCAACTAAATATAAATAGCTACAATAAGGAAGCATCAGATTTGTTAAGAGAAACTTTCCATCAACATTACCGGAAAATAAGATCAATTATGTATAAACGAAAAGAAATAATTGATTACTGCGAATCAATATATGATAACAAGACCGATAGGTTTTTTCTAACTTACAATCTACTGGGTACACTTCATGAAATTCAGATGAAATTGATACAACTGGAACTGGACAAGGAAAACTGGACTTCTAATCTAGAAGAAGTAAAAAGGTTGATAAAAGAGGATATTCTCAAACACAGAGAAGAGGTCGCGAAATCTTTGTATGGAGCAATATTTAAACACCAAACCTTCGACGATTTAAGTATCATTGGTAAGTTAAAGTATTCAACAGGTAAATCAGGCATGATATTATACTTCTTTCCAATTGGTTTTTTGCTAAGCTTGGCACTACTCTTTAAAGATTATTTCCTACATCTATTTATAAAATAAAACATACCCGGTATTGACGCTACTGGGTATGTTTTATTTCTATACATCGACAATCTCATCCAATTAAAATTGTTTTGATCAAGTTGTCAACGTAGCCGTCTTGCTTTTGTTGTCCCAACCGATCTTAGCCCCGATTGACTCCCCGATTGCACGTAAAGGCACATACGTTTCACCGTTGATCAGCACGCCATCTTTGATCTTCTCCCCGTTCACAATAACGATTGCTTTATCCATATCTTCGTCGCCCTTTTTGTCCGAGCTGTCCGATTTGTTAGCAGATAAGAACAAAGCGGATTCATCTTTCCTGCGCCTAGTTAATCCTGCCAGAACTTTGCCTCCTGCCTTGTCATACATTAGGATGGCTAAAGCAATTGCCGGCAGTGTACGACCAGAACATAGTTTTTTAAGATTTCCCTGCCCGCAGTTATACGTGAAGCTCACCAGTGCATCAAATTGATTCTGTGTGAGCTTGTCCGTCACTGGTACATAAGAGGGGTTGTTAACGTAAGCTTCGTAATTAGCTAGGTCAGTAACTAACATAGCATCAGCTTGAGCCTGCGTTATGGTCATGCCCTTCTTGACGTCTTCTCCATAGTGACCCCAACCGATTGTCCAATATGTTTCGGTTGAAACAGGCTTATAAGCGCTCAGTCTGCATCCTTCAAAGGATTTAATCAGATCTATTCCCGCTTTTGATATTTTACGCATTCGTACCAGCTCCTTTATCGTTGTCGTTGCCGCCCTTGCCCTTCAGGACCTCAATTGCTTGTTTAATTACAGCCGGGATAGGCGCTCCCATTTTTCCGCCGTTTTCAGTAATGGACAGCAGCTCATTCGCAATATAGAAAAACGCCACCGTATCCCTGAACAGATGGCCATCACCCAGGATTCCATCGACCAAGTGGCCCACGGCAACCATAGCGAAAATAAACACCTTACGAGCGATACCGAACATCCCGATTTTGCTTCTAAGCTCCCCCGACATCCAACCTGCAGCAACCCCAGTTAAATAATCAAAAATCACAAACACCAATAACACTCCAAGCACAGCAGACCAACCCCCAAATAAATAAGACACCGACCAACTACCCACGGCCAAAGCCCATTTCCCCACGTTCTCCAATTTCCTATCCCCCATCTATTTAATATGAAAAAGCCCCCTGACCACTCCAGAGAGCATAATAAAAGCGCACCACTTGGGTACACTTTTATTGAGTATTTTCCCTTTGTATCAACTCTTCTCTGCCTTGTTGCATAAGATATGCGTCGATTCCATCTTTTAAATCAGGTCTTTTCGCACATACATACTCGTATGTGTAGGCTCCTTCAATGATGCGCAAGCCCATGTATGCCCCCATTACAATGCACCTCCCATAATTAAATCATCCATAGCCGCCTTGATCACCGCTTGCTGTTCTTGCAACTGACTGATCAATGACTCAATGGTCTCTGGTTTAATGTAGTTGTAGTAAAGGGTCTTGGTATCAACCTTCGTGTATAGAATGGGAATCATACCTGGAATGTTTTCAGGTATGGGCAATGCTTGATCCGTTGTATAACTGTTGTTCTCATTCACCCCCGGTACGGGGTTGTGTGTGATTGATTCTACCTCTGCGGTATTCTGACCTGGTTTGTAGGTTATTAAAAGCATGTTTTACCTCCTTAGTAATAAACTGAAAAAGCATCATCGGGGATAATAACCGTGTTCGTACCCTGGCTGATTACAACTGATTGATTTAAGTATTGGAACTGTATCTTAATATCATTATCCCAATTGAAAGTACCGGGTGTTACCCAGTCTGTTGAAATATTGCTTGAACTAACGGTTGGTTTGTAGGTGTATCGGTATCTGCGGTTAACACGATCAACCTGTAAAAACATGATATATATAGTACTTGTTGCCCATGCACCGTTAGCACTATTAAACGTGATGACCACTTCTCGACCTGTAGAATCGATTAATACGATGTTTGTACTTGAAAGTGGGTTTGACTCACTACCTGCATTGAAGCTGATATAAGCGTTTGTAAAGCTTGGAACAAAGAAGAAGCTTTTTCCAGCAGGAATCGTCAACCAGTGCAAGTACCTAGCTGGTTTGACTACCCCTGTACTATATAGGGTGATTGGTGAGTTTACGACTTGGTTAGGTTCATATTTTCCCGCCACTCCATAAATCGAGTAGTTTTTCAGAATCACGTCTCCCCGTAGGTTCGGTTCCCCAGGAACAACAATGTCCGTGTTGTAATACCCCGCTGCCTTGACTTGTGCTGTGGTTCCTGGTGTGATTGCCCCACCAGCTCCACGATTGGGCATTGTCCCCGTTCGGTTGTTTCCACTGGCATTACTAAAAGTCGATCCGGCCAGAACTTGTGAAACAGAAGCCGTTCCTGTAGCCCGGATCACCCCGGACATCTTAGCAATGAGCGAGTCCCAGTTCTCAGATGTGGATGCCGATACACCTATGGAGTTAAGCGCGGCAACCACTTCCGCTTTACGTTCAACTCCAGCTTGAAAAGCCAGTCCTACCGCTTTCTCAGTAGCCGCTACATTACTGCGGGTTCCATTTGTAGCGTCAGAAAGCATCGTTATGCCTTTTTCCGTTTGCGTAGCATCATTCACAGGTGGGATAGCTGCAATCTGATCAGCCACATATACCTCAATCTCATCAAAGCGTTCTGGTACACCTACTCTTAGGTACTGTGCATCAGCACCGCTCATAAGCCCAGATACACCGCCTGTCTCTGCATCAGGAATTACATCGGTACCACCTTGGATATGGGACAAGGCGTGTGGACCAGGTGTTGCTTCTCCAGTTGCTGTGAAGGAAACACGCTTGTTAGCTGGATCGGTGGTAATGGTTATACCTGTACCGCCGACCAAAGTAACCGTGTCCGTTTTAGAACCGGCAGAGACATCATTAATCTTGCTGAATGCGTTTTGGTTAACCTCAGCTCCTGCAGCAATGCCATTCAGCTTGTCATGCTCAGCCTGGGTCACATGCTTAACCATATCAGCTGCATGGCTGTCCAGTTTGGTCTGTACCGCATCCGTTTCAGCTTTACGGGCAATGTCATCCGCTACGGCTGGAGCTGCTACCTTGGCCCGTCCTTCTGCGTCACGCTGCATGAGCGTGTCAGGTGTTGCGGCATTCGTGCGTGCATCCATTAAGAGCTTGTCAGCTGCCGACATAAAACCAGCAGCATTGCCTTTTGCCGTGGGATGCTCATCGGCTCCACGTTGTTTGTGGGCTGCCAGATCAGCAGCCGCCGCAGCAATAGCAGCAGCCTTGGCTGCATCGGCTTTGGCCTGGGCATCTGCTGGCGTGCCCTTGGTATCCATTTCAGCCTGAACACGGTCAAAGCCGATGTTAATGTTATTAAAATCCTCACTGATCTTTTTACTTCCGACCAGGTTCGCGTAACGGTTCGCCATTTGCTTCAGCTCCTTTCAATAGCGTGTCAACGTCCTGCCGGATTGCCCGAAGGAATGCCGCCTGAGATTCAAGAGTGGGTAATGTCTCCAACATGGCACGGATCACTAACGGGCTCTCACGGAAAATGTCACTGACATCCACGGACAGCTCCAGCACTTTCTTAATTCTCACTTTGGACACCCCAATTCATGTTCTTCAGGACCTCGAGCATAGTGGTCTTCATCTGATCATTGACCCGGATCGTGATAACCTCAGCTTTTTTCTGATCATCATGTGCTCTCAACTCTTCGCGGATAATCTCACGTAAACGCTGTTCATCCATGTTGTTCACTCCTTTTTGGGCAACAAAAAAGAGCCCACGCATATGGACTCTCATTTGGCTTATGAATTTATTTCGCTGTAGTCAAGGCTTCATCGATCAGCTTTAGGTCAGCTTCTGCATCAGCCAGGATTTTATCATAGGATGCTAGCTGTTTTTCTTTATCTGTTAGAACCGGAACCGAAATCCCGCTAGCTTTTGTTTCTTCAAGAGCTGCTATTTCTTTAAGCAAACTTTCTCTACCTTCTGTAGCAGGCTTGATAGTATTGCTAATAACGCTATCTCTTAACGTCTCAAGGCTAGATTTAGATCCTCCAACATATTTATTGGTTGATGTGGTAGGTGTAGTTGATGAAGAGTCCGTGACAACTGTGCTTGTACCTTCACCTTCGGATGTAATGGTTATAGTTTTACCCGACACTTGAACATCAGCTCCTAATGCATCGGACAATGCCCGCGCCGGAACATTCGCTCGAGAATCAATTACAGCGCCCTTGTCCGACAGTTTTTTTCCATCAACGATGACAGTATACTCACCAGTCACCTTTTTACCAACCATGCTTTTAACTGTATCCGCGAACGCCCCTCCTGCTGTCGAAAGAACGACACCGATCAGAATACCGCCAGCGATATATGCAACCTTCTTCATGACTCAACCTCCGTTTTGGTTCAATTTACCTATTATGATACATTACGGAGTCGAAGTTTGGAAGGTTCCACCACCTGTTCCTGGTAAATTGGCAGAGTTTCCGTGGTTATGATTTGCCGTAGTTACACTGTGTCTATGGTTGTTGAGTGTGTAGTTTAAGGTATTAATTTGATTTTGTAGGGATTGTAACTGATCCGGCAGACCATTGATTTGGCTAATCCCCAAGTTCAGACCGATTACATTTCCGTTAGTGAACTGAACGACACCTTGCAGTGTTGTTACTCCCGATGTGGAACCAAGACGCAAACCATTATTACCTATGACAGCAAGCTCATTTGAGTTTGCATAGATCAGACCTTGAGATTGCCCACTAGAATTATAGTACGTGTGTCCCGAAATGTTTGCCGATGGATTGGTACCGAGAGTAACCCGGCGTGCGTTGCCAGAATCATAGAATGTGAATCCATTAGGGTCCAGCTCGATCCGGTCACCACTAGCTGCTGTCCTAATCTTGCTACCCAGGATGTCAGCACCTTGAATGTACGAACCGATAATCTCGCCACCCTCAACCCGTCCAGCTACCAAAGTACCTCGGAATGTTCCACTGGCTGCTTGCAACTCACCAGTAAACGAACCACTCGCCGCCTGGAGCCTACCCGTGAACGTACCATCAACACCTTGCAAAGTTCCAGCAAATGTACCTCCAGCAGCCGACAAGTTACCCGAGAACACGCCATCTGTAGCTTCCAGCGTGCCAATGAATTTGTACTTGCCTGCAACTGGATCGAAGTACAACCTATCTTGACCATTGGCCTGAAAAGAGAGCTTGTCACTGTTCAGGATAACTTTGCTTTTGTGGTCCTCCCGCTCAATAATCAACCCCTCGGTACGTGTGATGGTCGCCCCGTAATAGGACTTACCTTCCTTGATGGCATCTTTGTTCAGCTTGTTCACCTGTGCTGTTAAAGAGCCTTCAACAACAAACTCACTCTGTTGCTCCGAGACTGACGGTGCCTCAATGGACATCCGCAAACCCCCAGCAAATCCGAATACCTGGTGCAAGATGATTGACTTATACCGGACGATGCCATCCCATGGAATATGCGTATCCTGCCAGGTCGATACCGTCTCGTCCCACGTGGTACCTTCCTGCTGCTCGAAGGCGATAATATCCCCCTGCTCCAATTGTGGAAAGCCCCGCGCATCCATAGTAAGCGGCAAATACGAAAACCCGTTCAGTGCCGCCTGCAAGTTGTTTACTTGCGATTGGGTCATGAACGGGTTTTCCAAGTACAACGTTTCTCCTTCAGTTCCGGTCCCTGCTGAATATTGCAATTCGTCTTCCGTATTGTATGTGACCACCACGCGGCGATACGTCTTGACTGGATTGGTCTGTTTGACCATGACATAATCGGCCGTGGTCATCTCGAATACGGGATTCTCGGAAGCTGTGAACCGTTTGAATTTGAGCGTCCCGGCCTTATCAATGTAAATACTTGCGCTATTGGCAGCCGCGATATAAGCAAGCACCTGGCGCATACTGTACCCCGCTGGACCTGCCTGTATCTGATAAGCTGGATTAATGACCACGCTGCTATCATATGTCCAACCCAGGCGCTTACAAATCTCATCGAACACTGCTTTCTGTGTGGCTGGATAAGTCAAGGACGATATGTAGGCTACATCAGCAAATACCAGTTTGTCATAGCACCTCAGCACCCACACATCGTTGATACGCTCTCTTCCATCCACGAAGAACTCCCCAAGCGGCAGCCAATCTGTGCCTGTGCCAGTCCAGGTCAGGTCCATATCCTTCCACGGATACTGAGCCTGTAGCCAGGTCATCCCCCGCATAGACAAGGACAGGTATGGCACTATCCGAGCATTTGCCGGGATGATCTCATTCGTTCGTAACTTAATCGTCAGTTTTGATGGGATGGCCGTCCCGATCTCAAAACCATCCGACAAACTCAGGCTGTTCTCAATGCTGAAATCTACGATCCGTGAATCGTTGTAATCCTCTGAACCTACGGTAGCCCGGACAATAAACTCGCGGTCTGGCCGCCGCAGATAATCGGTGTAAAGTGGTGATATTGGAAACACTCAGATCACCTCTCTGTAAGAGTCAGCTTCAACCCGTTCCAAAGCACGGTTCCGTTGCTCTCTACCGCGAATGGAGCTGGACGGTTACCCACATACACATTTTTGGTTATTGTCGCCCCCATCATCGGGTCCGGGTACGAAAAATCAAAAAACACATTACTCATGGCTTGTAGAATGCTGGATATCTGCTGTTCGGTCAACATCCCCCACGTCATGTCAATCTGCCGTTTAACCGCCACACGGTCCCGGTTAAGGGTACCATCTGCCGTCCGGACGGAAGAGTTTCCGTCATCCAAGTCCAAGACGGTCACTTGGAACGATGACGGGTACGCAGCAATCTCTTGACCGTTGATTAATATTTTCATGGCTCCTCCTTACGTGATAACGAATGGCGACCTGCCTGTACGCCGCGCCATGTCGTTTATGACATCGGCCACAACCCGACCAAGCACAGTACCATCTACTTGGATGGTTTGTCCTTGACCGTTTCTCTCGAGCAGCTTCACGATCTGCATCAGGGCATCCACAACAGGCTGGTTATTACCACCAATCATGTCCTGCAATTTGGACAACGGCGACACAACCTCCGGGTCAACGGATGCCCCCCGGTTATCCCCGACCATGGCAAGCGTAGGCCCGTAGGCCAAACCGCCTTTAGCCAAACGCGGAATCCGTGGAAGGTTCGGCAAGCCAACACTACCGCCGCCGACTTTCTGTCCAAAAATCTCGAATTCCGGAATGCTCACGCTCAAGCTATTAAAGCCGTCAATCACCTTATTGATACCGTCAATGATCATGTTCAGTGGAGCTTTGACCAGGCTGTATAAGGAATCAAATATGCCGCCAAAGATGTCCTTGACTCCCGTCCAGGCTTTCTTCCAATCCCCCGTAAACACGCCTGCCACAAAATCAATGACCCCACCAAGTGTTTTCAGTAGCCCTTTGATGATGCCGCCTACGCTCTCAATCACGGTGGTTACGATGTTCAGGACGATGTTGAACCCCTTCACAAATCCAGGTGCCAACTTGTCTATCACATAGCTGATCAATGGCACAATGAACTTGTTGTAGATGTCCAGCGCCGCCGTTACCAGTTTCATGACCACTTCACCGATTTGCTTGATAATGTCTTTGAGCGTTCCGTCCCAAATTTCATTCAGCTTTTTAAGGAACGGTTCTATGATCGGTTTCAGGATATCGTCCCAAAGCTTCTGGAACAGATTCCGTGTATTCGTCATGAACTCCGTCAGCTTCGCAAGCAATTCGGCCCCGTATTTGTTCCATAGGCCCTTAATCGTCTCCAGCGTATCCAAGACAATTTTCTTGATCAGATCGAACACAGGCTTGAGTACCGTATTGTAAATGTCATTGATGAGCTTGACAGCCCATTCAAACGTATTGGCTGCTTCCTTGAAAGCCCAGACCAACGTGTCTGTAAATACGGGCACCAGAGTATCAATGACCTTCGCAGCAATCGGGATGATGAAGTCATTCAAGGCATAATCCACAAACGGTTTAATCGTACCATTCAGCAAGTCAGAAAATGATTTCCCGATCTGCGGAATGATGTCCAAGAACATGTCCCTGAACTTCTCCAATGCTGGATTCAACGTCCCCGACCATAGATCGTTGATATGGTTGACCGCATTCGTAAACGTCTTGGTGAACAAGTCAATGGCCCAAACCAATGTATCCGTGAAGATAGGTACCAATGTCTCTGCAAGCACCGTGGATACCGGGATAGCAAAATCATTCAGCATGAAGTCTGTAAATGGATTAAGCGTCCCGTCCAGCAGGCTTTGCAAAGCTGCCGCAATTAACGGCATGTTGGTAACGAAGGCGTTCTTCACCTTCTCCAGACTAGGCAGCCATACAGTATCCCACAGCTTAATTGCCTGATCGGTGGAATTGCGGAATGTCTTGTCGAACATGTCAAATGCCCAAACAATCTGCTTCGCAATAACCGGGGCAAAAGCCTTCACAAAACCTGTGACGATAGTCGGGATGAAGTTGCCAAGAATGTACTTGGCCATCGGCACTAGAACCTTGTCTTTCAGATCCAGGAATGTCTTCCCAATGTTATCAACTGACTTCCGAATGGGAACCATCATGTCGATGAACGGTTGCAATGCCGGACGCATCTCACCCCAGCCGGAAGAGATATACGCCCAAGCTTTTGAGAATCGGGATTTGATATCTTCCAGGAATGCAGCAACCTGTTGTTTGATCGGATCGACGTCTATCGAAGGCGTGCCCAAGTCCAGGTCACCAAACCCTGCCATACCTCCCAGTCCGCCAATTCCTTTGCCAGCTCCTGCAGCTTTTGACCCTGCATCATCCAAAGCAGACGCTGCCGATTGTGCCAGCGTATTGAGCTGGTCGAATCCGGCCAGGCTGCCCTTCATGTCTTTTCCGGCTTTCTTCGCCTTCTTGCCTGCCTTCTCAGCCGCTTTACCCGTATCCTCGACGGCAGGAGCTGCGGCAGCCGCTGCATCACCCATGCCGCCCATGGCATCGGTAGCCACGGTTATTCCGGCACCACCAGCGTTCACCGCGTCACCAAAGACTAATTCCGTAAAAGCCTTGAAATAAGCCGCTGCTATCTGTAACTTAGCAATGACCCAATTGAGCCCTTTTACAATTGGAGCTAGGATGTTGATAAAGCCAGCACCCATCGTGCCTTTAAAGATGTTCCACTGTTCGCCCATGATTCTAATCTGGTTCGCCCATGATTGGCCGTTACGGGCAAAGTCACCCTGAGCATCGGCTGTTACCTGCAGCAAATAGCCATACCGAAGCATGGCCTGTTCCGATTGCGTCATAGCTAACCAGGACTTTGTGATGCCCTGAGACATGGCGTAGGCTTCCATGTTGACCATGGACATGTTAACCCCAAGCTGCTTAAGTGGTTCGGTTTCACCGACCATACCGGAGAACACTTTGTAATAAGCATCATCCGTTTTCAGGTTATAAAAAGAAGCCATGTCAGCAGATAATTCCGTCAAATTAACGGACATCTGTTTCATGGCTTCTCCTGTGATTCCCGAACTTTTCAACATTGCACCCATGGTGGATGCATATTTCTTCCCTGCCAGCTCTGACAAACCAAAGTCGTCAATCAGGTTAGTGGACCAGTTATTAATCTGGCTAGTCATGGCACCGAACGTAACGTTCACCACGTTCTGCACTTCGGCCAGATCCGAAGCCAGGTTAATGGCTTCTTTACCAAACTCTTTTATGCTATGAACCGCAAAGGCTCCAGCAATGATGCCACCAAGGCCCCTAAAGGCCCCGCCGACAAGGTTGGTAGCTGTACCAGCGATTCCGTTAAGCTGACTTTGAAACGGCCCATAATTGAGCCCTAGGTCTAAATCTACCCGTCCTGCGCTTGCCATCTACCCACCCCCAAACATCCGGGCCATTGCCGCTTCCAGACTCTTCATCTCCTGATCTAACTTCTCAGGATCAGTCAACTTCTGGTTTGCTTGTCGTTTACGCCAGTCATTGTAAATGCGGCGCTGATCCGCACTGAAACCCTTGATCGTCTTCGGGTCCTTCTCCGCTCGGATCGTCACAATGCTTCCCAGCGGCGTATCCGGCATTAGGCCCCCAACCAATGTACAAAACTCTTCCCATGGCATATCCCCGTGCTGCCGGATGCGGATACCGTACTGTTTGGCAAGGCTGGCTTCAATTAAAGACCAGTCCTCGCGCAAATCGTACCAGTTTTCCGGCGCGGCGCTATTGTCGAAATCGGGCAGCGGCTTCCTCATAGGTTAATCCCTGCATGGCTGCTACCAAACCCGACATAAGCACTTTCAAGTTTTCAACGCTCATTTTTCTCACGCCGATTTCAGTAACGGCTTTCTCGCCCAATGATCCTTGAATTGCGTTCAGAAGTCCTTTCACAGAAGCATCATTTGCCAGTTCTTCAAAACCCAATACAGCTTCAACGGAATTGTTGATTGGATACTTTTTGTTTCCGATCTGAATAGATGCTACCTCGTCTGTTGCAAATTTATCTGTAAGATTAATAATGTTGGCCATCTTAAAATCCCCCTTGGTTTATGAATTATGGTGTGGTTGGTGCTTTCTCGAATTCCGGCTTACCGTCAGACAGCAGCTCGAATTCCAGACCGTCAATATTCGTCGAATCGCCGCCTGCTGGCGTGGTCAAGTTAATGACGCAATTCATGGTCAGCTTTGCTCCGGACGGCATGGTCCATTCAAAGATGGTTTCAACCTCTTGCCCCGTTCCCAACATCAAGCCTGCAACATAGTCATTACCTGGATCGCCATAGTTCCGCTTGCCGCTGAAACTGAACGACAAGGATTTACCTGTTACAGCACGTCTTGTCCAGCCTGCTTGGTCCATCGAACTCCATTCTTCGGTGTTACCGTCGATAGCTGGCGCGAAATTCTCCAGATCCTTGATCATCATCATTTCTGAATCTGTGGAAGCACGGCCCTTAATACCCACTTTGAAAATATTGTTATGAACCGGAAATACACCCGTTGTCCCCATGCCAATCCCCTACCTCTCGTAATAAATCGTTGTCTCAATCACATATTCGTAAATCCCGGCATCGTCAGTACCCACATCAATAGGCCATGGGGTCCGCATCTCAAAGGCAATGACACGGTGCCCCGCAATTTCCCCATCAGAACGACCAAATAGCGCAGCATAGACCTCATGGGCCTTACGCTCCGCTGTATCTGCATTCTTTGACCAGTGAACCAGGATGGATATGGACTTGCTGGCATAGCTGGTGTTCTCCAGCCCTCCGATGGCAATATAAGGTTGTCCAGTGTTCAGGTTGTAAATCCCAACGGACTGCTCCTTTTTCCCATCAATCTTGCCAATGTACCAATTAGGGGAATCGATCTGCGTTTTCATCCACTCCCGAATCTCGGACAGCATCATTTGATGAACCCACCCCCAAACTTCTTGACCAGCTTTTCAAACGTCTTACGAATCCAGCCCTTCTGTTCCTTCTGCCAAGCTTCCAGCCATAGCCCTTGAGCATTGGCATTCTTATCTCGCCTAAAATTGTATTCTGGGTGCCAGTAAAGGCGGCGTGCATATGGCGTGTCATAGACAATCTTCACCTGGCCCTTTTTCAGCCCTGTTTTGTCCACCCAGGCGCTTCTTTCCAACTCGCCTGTTTGCTTCGGAACAACACCCGCATTGGCAATCTCGGTCAAGATGCTTTGTTCCTTACCATTCACCACAACCTCAAGTGCTTCGATGGGTGCTTTGGCAAGTTTTTGCATGGCTCTCGGATCCATCGTCACTTTCACTTTAACCATCAGCTCAGCTCCAATTCCGTAGAAAAGATGCTGCCATCTGGATTCTGCGGCCGTGATGCACTGAATATAATTCGATCAGTACCGCCAACCCGGACAAAGCCCTCAATCAATTCCCCAGGGAGGATATCCCCCAGAAGAATCACCTTGCCGGACAGCGTAACCAAACGGCGTTCCTTATCCAGCTTCTGACGCATCTTCTCGTCATAACAAGCAAGCCCGTCAAAGATCAATTCCTCGACAGGCTCCCCGTCTTCTGACAGTTTGGTGTGAAACACCTGAACAGGCGTGTTTAATATCCAATGTGGAAATGGAAACTTACCCCGCATCAGCATAGCCCCCTATTCATCAACCCTGTGGCTCTCAGCAGGCTTGTAACACCTTCGGTAGTCTTAACCCCTCCAGGGCCATCAACGGCCTTAAATGACACGCTGACGCTGCCTGCGGAGTACCCAGAGAGAGGGAAGTCCAAGTAATCACCGTATTGGTATTGGAAATCCGCTTGCTGGCATACTGCCTTAACCACGTTCCCCCGCTGAAAGGCTGTCAGACCTTCCGGTTTGCGTTGTACGATGCGATTATAGGTCAGGCTGTCTATTTGGTCGGATGCCCGACTAAGAGCCTTATTCAAGTCCTCAGCCGGAATCATGCCGTCCCCATACAGTTCATATTCTTCTGCCGTTACATATGACATGCCATCACCTACTTGTCATCAGGTGTCGCTTTGGCTTTAGTCTTCGGTGTTTCGGCGTCAGTAAGCTGCTTCTTGAGTGATTCGATTTCCTTGTTCGCGTCATCCAACTGGGTTTGTAGCCCTGTCAGTGCTTCTGGTGTACCAGAACCGGATGCCGCAATCTGCTTTCTCAAATCCTCATTCTCTCTTACCAGGGCTTCGTATTCCTTCCAAGACACCTTCTTGCTTGAAGAATTCTCTACCACCTCAAGCGTATTCCCCGACTGTTCAGCGATATCGTAGCCCAGTTTGAGATAGGTTTCCCGGTCAGCATCATCAATTTTCAGCTGTGTATTTCCCTTTACTGCAATCAACATGTGTTTTTCCCCTCTCTATTAGCTGTTATATTTAGGCTTGAACGTTCATTTGAATTGCGGCCGCTTTACGTTCGATCAAGAACAGATCCGTGTAACGGCGGTTTTGGTACAGATACCCGTCACCTTGTGTATGGCTGCCTGGCTCCCACAAATAGATTGCACTGTGTTTGATTGGCGCCAAAACGCAGTCTGGATGAACAAGGATCAAGTTAATCTGTTTTGCCCCTACACCCGCCACAGCACCGTTTGTGAAGTCATATACCGTCTTCATACGGCTGGAAGGAACGGATTTCAACACGACCTCATCCAAACTGCGTACCGCTCGGTCAATCACGCCGCTGTTCTGACCCACCGTAACAATCTGGCGAAGCTTCTCGGCAGATTTAAGCAGTTTCAAATAGTTTGGCGTTACGTACATAATTCGGCCTTCCTGCGGCACCTCTGCTTCGTCCATGTTCATCATCATTTCATCGAACACTTCCAAGGCATTGGCTGCATCCAAAACGGTTGTATCTGGCGTGTATCCCATTGCCACATAATCCGCATACATCTTGGAGAAACGATATTTATCAAGCTCAGGAATGGCTTGCTCCTTCTCAAATGTCGCCGTCAGATTAGCAGCAGAAACGATTTGATTCGTTTCATCTACGTCCATGGCATCGACGAAGAACTCCACGTCACGGTCAAAGGTCAATGCCATCGTCTCAAAACCGTTGCTGACGGCTTGTCGGTTCCAGCCCCCATTACGGTTGTGATTCTTATACCCGGCTACATCCAAACTCGGCACCTTGATTGTTTTGTTATTCACCCAGATGGCATTCTGCGTAGTCAAACCATCAGAAGCCAACTCTTTCGTATACTTCTGCTGCAATGTGGTCAAAAAGCTTTCTACATAGTTGAACGGCATGTGTTCATCTCTCCCTTAAATTAGTAAAATGGTTTATTACTTCGTTTCAGCAACGCCGAAAATACTTGCCAGTTGATCGTTCGTGGCTTGCCCGGTTCCTTGCCCTGGATTACCTACACGGAAGCCACCAGCACCGCCACCGTTACTACTGCCTGCTTCATCAGGCTTGAACAAATAGGCATCCGATGTTTGAAGCCCCTTCAATTGCTCATCCAACCCAACCACCTTGCCATCATCGCCAATGACTAACTTGGCCTTATCGATCATGCCCGTAACCACCTTCTCGTTATGGACCTTTCCGTTAAGCGCGGCAGAAATTGCATTGTTCATCTGAATATCCTTCAAATCTGCTTCATACTGCTGCTTGGCTGTGGTATTCTCCCCCTGAAGCCGGGCAATCTCAGCCTTGAGTGTCTCGGAAGCGCCTGCATCCTTACTGAGCGTTTCAAGCTGTGTGTCACGATCGGTTATATCCTTTTCCAGCTTCTTCTTCACTTCCGATAAGTCGTTGTACTGCGATTTGGGAACAAAGTGTTTCGGAAGCTCCTTGCCTGCATCCGTTACGATCCCATCAATCTTTGAATCATCCAATCCCGCATTCTTCAACAACGTTTTCAACCATTCCATGTCATCAACCTCCATAGATTTGTATAGCTGCTCTCCAGCTAAGGGAGTTAACCGATATGCTCCGGTTACTGAGCGGTGAGCCCCAGCAGTCTCATCTGGAGCCCATAGAAAAAGCACCCTCTACATGAGAAGGTGCTAATTAGGCGGTATTCTGAGTTTTTCACGTTTGGAATCACGGCGTAAGTAATCATGTTCTCTTAGGTGCATCCTCAACTGGGCTTGCCACTGTCTGACCTTGGCCTTATAATTCGCTTGATTCTCTTCATCCACGCTACCCGCTTCCAGGCGCTTGTATTTACGTATCTGGCGTTCCATGTATCGCTGCTTCTGTTCCGCTTGATAGTTGGATAGGGCCTTCTCATCATCAACTGGATTGGGCAATGAACTGGTTCCCACAATGAACGTGGTCATGTTATGACGGCAGTTCGGATGGAACAATCCCCCGGCTATGGCGGTACTCAGTAGAGGGTACTTTCCATCTGCAGCCGATCCCCCAGAATACACATCATCAATGAACACCTTGCCCTGATAAGGCAGACACAACTTCGAACAATTGCCATGTGACGATATAACCACAGTGCGGATGCCTAGCTGATCCCGCTTGGCACCTTCACCCGCAAATACAGCACGCTGCGAAGATGTACGCAACGCCATTTCCGCATAAGATGCAATGTTTACCCGCCGTCCATTGGCATAGGTGATATTGTCGAATCCCTTCTCCAGGAACTCCTTCGTTGCCATGTCTATAGCCTGATTCAGCGAAGCAGCACCACTGTTCAAATATACCTGGGACTTGTAGATGGTTTGTCTGTACACGTCATCTGCTTGTCTCAGCATGGCATGACGGGCAATTTGAAGATTGTTCTGTGCTGCATCAGCCAGAGCGTTAACCCGCTTCTCGTTGAGCTTGAAGAAGCTGCGGTCTGAACCATCCTCGGGCTCTATATCCGGCTTTTTGCCCGTGATCTTGTTCCACAGGCTCTTTACCGTATCTTTCACCCGATCAGCCCCGCGCCGCCAGGAACCTTTAACCTCTTCCTCGGCTGCCTTCTTCACTTCCGGTTCATACTTCTTGGATATCTGGCGTGTCTCCTTGCGGTACTGCTGGATGTCTTGCAACTTGCGTTGCTGCCACTGCTCCCATTCCTTGCCTTCCTCTTCTTCGGCAAGCTCATGACGTTTCAGGTTGCGCTTCATGGACTTGATCAGATCCATTTCCATGTCAGAGAAGATTTGACGGATGTCATATCTTTTCTTCATACCTCATCCTCTTCTGAATCGTCATCATCCTCAGGATCAGGAGGGGCATCACGATTCAGTGCCGGTTCGTCTAAAGTGTATCCTTGTTCTGCCTTCAAGAGCGCAACCTCAGCGGCCTTCTCTTCCTTCGTCCAGGTGTCCCCATACATTTCTTCCACTGCACGTTCTACGCTCATCACACCGAACGTCCGGGCCTTGCCCACCGTCTCTACCACGGCATCGAAGGATGGACTGGCGTATTCCCCGAACTTAACAGATACTTCATACTCGCCTGCTGCCCGACTCTGCATCGTGTCATGTACCTTCAATACAGTTTCCACCAGACGGGGCAACACCTCATTCAGTGCATCAATGATCTTCCCACGGGTATACAGGGTGGCTTTCTCCTTCTCCCGCTGCGCTTCTGCATTGTCGGTCTTCTTCAAGTCGATGCCCAGCGTGGATGGCGACATAACGCCCTGTAAGCACATGTCCAGTGCGCTGGCATAAGACCCCACGAACGCTTCATACAGGATTTGCGGTTGCAGCATAGTGATTTGGTCTTTACCGTCCTCAGCCATGGAGCTGCCAACCTTGATGAACTGATTATCAAAGGGGTTAGCACGCATAGGCGCCCCTGTCTCGGGATTTTTAGGAACCAGGTCATCTGGAATATACTTTTGCACCCTTCCGGCCCGGATCGCATCCCACCATTGACTGACCACCTCATCCAATGCGTCAAAGTTATCTGATTTGCTATCAAACAAGGATTTCCCTCGTCCCTCCCACTTGGAGCTGCGGAAGAACATAAGCGGCACGGCCATAATAAACTTGCCATCGTATTCAATGTCCGCCAGTGCTGCCGTCTCGGGCAACACAGTAAGCGGAACGCCTTTCCCGTAAGCGTCATAAAGCTGATACCGGATGTAACCACGGCCATAGGTTTCTTCCAGGCGGTAATCCTTGCCCTTTAGCGTGTGATCCGTAAAGAAAACAACCTCATGCAGCCTGCCCCGGTTACGTCTGTACTCCACCTGATCCCCACTGTAAAACTCAATAATGGGGTATTGGGTAACATTGGTATCCACGGTGATTTTATATGCTCCATCCCCGGCCACCAAAGCGTCTATGATGTTCTGCCCCAACAACTCAGGAAAATCATTGTCCTCACTGATATCATCCCATGCGGTTTCCTTGTCTACCTCAACGGCTTCCAGATCAGCAACGACGATATCCGATAGACGTTCCGCAATCATGGCAGGCATTCCGGAATGGATTTTCCTAATCGCCATGTTCTGACTGGGTACCGCTGCCCAGAAACGGGCCTTGCCCACCGCATCCATTCCGGTTTGTTTGTAAAACTGATCCAGCTCAGACGCATCACCACGGAACCATAAGCGGTTACGCAGTACATTCGTCCGATATGATAGTGGCTCAGTGATTGTGACACTTCGATTTTCCGGCGCTGGGTTAATACGCAGCATTTTCATGACCATATTCTTGATCCACCCCATTTCTATACCTCCAGTCTCTTCTTGAACGGCTGAACGGCGTATTCGCTACTATCCAAGCAGTCCACTGGGTAACTTCCGTCATCGGTACGTACCCATTCACCCTTCTGGCGCTCTGTCTCGTCCCAGGTGGCATTCTCTATGGCTTCAATCCAATGTTTAAGATGGGCCATGATCTTGTACCGCCCTTGGTTAATCAGAACGTTCGTCAATCTGATCCGGTCAACGATGCCCTCTTTCTTATAAGCAGGCACCACAGGAATGTGTATCCCCCGGCGTTTAAGCTCATTAGACAACGCCTGCCGGAACAGCTTATCAGCAGATTCAGCAAAGATATGGGCACACGACAAAAAGGCCGGATAGGTTTCCGACCACTCGACTATCTTCTCAACGATTTCCTTGGCGTAACGGTCATGTGTATAGCCGTTCTCCTTGCCCTGCTTGTGGTAATAGCCATCCAGCAGCATAACCGCTCCATATCGCGGCGTAAATCCAGTGAGTGTGGCAACCGTGGCGTCCGTGCCCCCAACATCTATGCCAACCGAAAACTCAATGAACCGTTCAGCCCGTATCTGCTCCCTGGTAATGATGACATCCTTAACGGTGTAGCCCGTGTATATCCGTCCTGTAGCTGCCGTCCGCTCACCCTTAATCTCTGACTTATACCACAGACTGGATTTGTCATACGTCAGCAACAACGCCTTAAGACGCTCATCATCAATGCTCAGGTTATCGAACACGGTGAAGTGCTGATAATTGTACCCCGCGTTCTGCCCTTGCCTTAACAGCTCATCCTGGAAGTCTAGAATGTCCGCATAGAACCAATGGGCCGGGGGCTTGGGGTTAAGGTCAAAGAATAGTTGCCGCTTGGTGGATGCCAACGTCCGGTCAAATACTTCCTTGACGAATGAAGGATGACACTCGTTGACTTCTGTTACATAGGCTGTCCCGTAGGAGTTACCCTTGATCAGCGCGGCGTTATTAGCCTTTCCCCCACCAGCAATAATGACAATCTTCTCGCCTGTCTTGGTCTGGATGAATAGCGCAGCACGATCCTTGTATTCACCCTCACGGCAACGGCCCTTAAACAGCCATTGCAGCCCGAATCCATTGGAGTCTATGGCGTTCATCTTCGCGGCTGCCATACTTACACCAGCGACCAAGTGAAGCTTGTCCGGGTGAACCTCCAAGCACATGGCATAGGCAATCAGGTTAATGATGTTCTTGCCTGCACGCTTGCCGCCCTCAGCTACGTTCAGCCACGAGTCCTGGCAACGTCTGATATATTCCGACTGCTTCGTATTAAATGGAGCATAAGGAATCAAGGCTGTATCAGTCATGGTTAATAAGGATCGTTGCCGGGCCTTCAATGGAAATAGGAAGATCGAACAATCCGGTTAAGCTCGCCTTTGCTTCTGGCGTAAGGGCAATTTTCCTTACCCCCTCGCGCTTCTCCAATTCTGCTGATAAGTCCTTTGTTGAAACTTTGCTCAAATCCATACCGCTCACCTCCTTATTCATCATCTATCACCCGCTCCGGCACAGGGTTGTTAATCAAGTCAGCCAAGGCGGTAATTTGCTGATTCAGGTCAAGCTTGCTGTTATCTGGCACCTTGCCACGCATCACGGAAATACTGGCCTTGATCTGCTCCATGCGCTGCTTTCGGTCTTCATTCACCTCATCAGGAGACGCCATCCGCAAAACATCCTCATACTTCTTAATGGAGCTACCCAGCGCCGTCCAAGCAGCAGCCATGGCTTTCAGGCTGTTTTCGGATCGTTCCCATGCAAACTGGAATGCATATTCCTGTTCGGTCATCATTTGTTCAAACTTAGGTTCCTTCTTGGTACCCGTGTTATGGATCTCGAATTTCTGCTTTTTGACTTCCTTAATCATTTCATCCTTGCCCGTTACATGCTGTGTTTTAAGAGCGCGTATAATGTTCGTGAGCTGGATGCGTATGCCTTCCCACATAATGTCCGCCGCGGAAAGATCGGCTGTCGTATCATAAATCTCTTGCGTTTCTTCATCATCTGGCAGAAACTTACGGAATAGACCATGCTTTACGGCTTTGTCGTTGCCGTACGGTCCACCGTGTCCACCTCTATTGCCTATCGCGTTCTGATTGCCCTTTGGCGCTCCTGGACGTGGCTCAGGCTGCTTCTCCCATTCATCAAGGCTTTTCCATTTACGAACAAGGCCAGCACTAATGCCAAGCTTTTCAGCAATCTCTCCTGGCTTCATTTCTTTACCACTGGCGAACCACATCGCTAATGCTTTCTTGCGTTCCGGGCTGCGTTCTCTTGCCATTACATAATACACCTCACCCCTGACATCGTTTATGCAATATTTATGCAAAGACATGTGTTCAAAACCCGGTCTTTTGTACATATGTACTTTCCCACAACCACGCCACAAACCCTGATTTGACGGGCTTTTTAGTACCTAACTAAATTGTGCGATTATACATAGTTTATGCATAAACCCGAAAACCCGCGTCATTACTGGATTTTTCGATTTTGCCGATTTTGATTATTTCCCGGCTTATTGCCCTCAAATGGGGCGTTTATTCATCGTTTATACAGCCATAATTGAGTCGGTTTTCTTAGAATCAGTCTAAATAGACATACTTCTAATTGTTTTTCTTCTTCAACCAACACAAAAATAACCCAAAATAGGGTCATTATTAACCATTTTCTGGATCAGGACTGAAACATAAAGGTAATAGTGTTTCACTCAGTTTAGAACTGGCAATCAGCGTCATTTCAGATTCAAAAGCCATTTCTATAATATGAGTGCAACGAACGCCATATTGTGATGCACTAATATTAGCGTAACAGCATAATTGCCCTGTCCATCATGTCCTGAGTCAGCCCGATATAGTCCAACGTTTCCCTTGGATCGCTATGCCCGAACATGTCCATTAGTAACGCAAGGTTCTCAGGATTCTGCATGTACAGGCGATATGCCCAGGTCTTCCGTAGCGTATGACATCCGATCTCTTTAAGTCCAAATTCCTTGGCTGCTTTATTTAAGAATCGGTATGCTGTCGTCCGGTCTATCGGTTGATTCCGCATTCGGCTGACTGTCTTCACCTGACGGCTAGGAAACAGGTAATCTGTGTCCTGCATATTGGCAATGTACCTGTCCAAGTCCTCCCGTATACTGGGATGGATAATGAAACGCTTAGCGTGTCTGTTTTTCTGTTCGACCAGGTTAACGTGTGTTCCTTTCACATCGATCACGCGCAGCTTACGTAGGTCAGAAACCCTTAATCCGCTGTAAATCCCGATACAAAAGAACAAATAATTCCTTAAGCTGCGTATCCAAAAGTAATCCTTCATACCTTCGATTATCCGCTCATCTCGAATCGGTTGTACCTTTTTCATACCACCACCTCGCTATTTTAGAAATAAAAAAACACCCATTTCGGGTGTTTTGCAACTATATAACCAAATTTTTAGATTAAAAGAGAGGATTTTCATGTTTTTTGTAGAAATTTGTAATTGAACCTAATTACCCTTGTAAAAGGAGTTGATCTATGATCACACACCCAATCGGATAGTACCATCTATTTTAATAACAATACTATTAACAGAGTAAATTGTATTTTCATATTCAATCAAGCTTCCAACACCAACAAAATCTACATCTCCTTTCATGATGGCTTCTTTTTCTAAGACACCAAGCTTTTGAGTTGTAGTACGAATTTCAAAAATCATAACAGATAACCTCCATAACTAATTTAAGGGTGGGACAGCATATGGATTTCACAGAAATGTTTGAAACGCTTAAATATTTCAAGCCTTACATCACTCGAACTGCAGTGGAAAGTCATTTAAGTAATATGCAGGAGTTTAATGAGTTTAGTAAAGCATATGAACAGAATAGACAAGAAGATGAAAAAATAGACACTCTTAGTAACGTATGCAAAAGTTTAGTTCATGGTATACAAAATGAATTGCTCTCAGAAGAAAAATTGGATGAGTTACTCTTCAGACTGATAGAAGACAAGTTATTTCTATCGTTCTTATATCGTCTAGAAGATCAGGGGTTTGTACCTGAAGACTCAGCCTCACTACCTGTGGTGTTAAAAAAGTGGGGGTTTCCTGAGATCAATAAAATTTTGAGAGGCCTTACGTCAAATCCTGTTTCAGAAAATTTTGTTCCTTGCGGATACAGAGAAACTTCCGATTCCATAAGAATTCTGATTATGGACAAAAAGCTAACCCAAGTAAAAGAAAAGGATAAAGAAGCATACCCGGCCGTTTATACTACATTAATCGAATTTGATTTTAGACGAAAGCTAGTCCACATTAGGCTTCGGGACATTGACAACATAACAAACCCAGACCTTGATGTTCGAACAATGGAGGGACGCATCAATCGAACTCTTCGATTCATTGAAAGTTTAAATCCCACCATCTATTTGAGTAAAATAAGTAATTTCAGGGAATCACTTTTTAAGCTAGAAGAAAAATTGCTCTTACCTAAAAGGCTTGAAGCAGAAAAAAAAATTGACAGTTTTAAAGAAGAAATTGACGTTTTTTCTGCATTAATTGATTCAAAATTCAATCCAACTCATGAGAACAATGTAACTACCACAAAATACATCTCCAATACTCTTCTTGCTCTTATTTCTTCAACACTCAACCTATCTATAGCCGGTGATGTGGTCGGAATTAAGTTTAGAAACAAAAGAGAGGAAGATGCATCAAGCTTCGCAGAAGTGTCTATCTCTGATAAAGGATTCAAATGTATTTCAACAGACAAGTTATACTGGAGTAATTTATCAACCTTGTTAGAGCAAAGTAAGATTGAATTTTTGAAAATTGGTACATCATTAGAATCCGGATTTGTCGATGTAAATCTAGAAGTCCGTCTTGATACCGCTAGTATCAAATTAAATCAAAATTCAAAAGGTAGACCCGAAGACGGCAACAAACAACCAACAGACGAAAAATATTCAGACTTCATTGACTATCTTCTTCCTTATATCAGAGAGAACACTTAACAAAAAAGCCGCCCAAGCGGCTTTTTCACATTTAATCGTATCTAAACAGTAAGTTGAACCTCGTTCATACCACCACCTCATATAATTCAGGATGACAAAAAAACACTTTTCAACGACCGGATAGTTAAAGTCGGAATAAACTATCTACTTTTCATTCCTTAATTACTAAATATTGATATTTTTAATATATCATGGTATCTTTGAAAGCGTGTTCTCAAATCTTATATCTTGCATAAACTATTAAATAATTTGGAGGAGATTAACAATGAAATCATTAAAGGTTATCTTAGGAGTTTCGCTTGCTTCGTTATCAGTATTTTCGTTCTCATCTCACTCTTTTGCAGAATCCGCATCAATTCCCCTCCCTTCTGAAGTTACCTCCTCATCAAATATTCAGGATGAGTTTAATCTCGCCCCCGGTGATGCTATTGAAATTTATGAAGTAGATCTGAAACCAGAAAGTATGACAATTCAATCAACCACCTCAGCTACCTTCTCCCTGTCATCGTTTGGTAAAGGTTCAGAAGGGAATACAGGTACAAAAGGTGAATTCAAGTCAACGAACTCCATTAAATGGGATTCAAGTAATAAAAAAGTCACTCTAAAAGTTCGTCAATATGAGATTGTCAAGGGTGGTCCTATGCCAGTTTATGGTTCTGCTAAGATTCAATATGATCTGATAAGTCAAAATAACAACAGGGCAGACGCTCTAATACTAGAAGGTAATTATTATAGTGAGGACGGCACTCTTAGCTGGTCAAATGTAAAGCCAGGAACATATAATTTGATTATAAAAAATGTTGGTTCGGGATTTGCTGATGCTTCAGGGTCATTTTCTGTTCAATAGATTCATTGTTGAGAACACACTCAGCCTGATTAATCTAATCAGGCTTTTTATAGTTAGAACCCAATTAACAACGGCTACGTGCAACCGCAAGAACTGGCTCACGATAGATTACTTGGTGCTTGAGCGGAAGACATGACTGAATTCTTGGCATCTTGAGAGGTTTGATCCTCTTCACATCATGTTCGTTCAGCTCCTGCGACTCCTGAACATCTTCCCAAAGGTTTATCATTTCACGTATCGCCGCTCCAAGTCGCTTCATATCATCCCTTAAGGCATCTGCTGCGGCAGTAAGTGCAATTTTTAATGATTGCTTCAATTCATTACTCAACGCTTCGAACGTTTCATTCTCCTTCAACCTCAACACCGTCCTTTATGGTCACTTTCCAGCCGCATTTGCAACTTCGTTGGAATAGGTTTTCATCAATTTTAATGGTTCCTTCTCCATCTCCTACATAGGTGTTGCCGCAATCGGGACAAGCTGTGTACTTATGCGCCAGTTCAAGCGCTGTTGCTGCATCCATATTGCTTTGTCCTCCTTTTTTAGACACAAAAAAAGGCCCCATTATAGGGGACCTTCCAAAAATTTTTCGAATGATTTGATTCTAAAATCATTGTTATCAAATTTCTTCTCTTTTTCCAATCGTTCCTTTAATTTAGAAATTTCATCCTTGTGATTATTCAAAAACAAAATATCACTAGGTAGCAATTTGTGAAAAAAATAGTTACCTGCGAGGATGAAGATTCCATATTCAACATCAATAATGAATTTATTTCCCTCAGCTATAAGTATTTTCTCTTTAACTAAATCATGTACTGCTGTTTCTACTTCGAATTCTTCTTCGTTTAGAGCAAGAGCGATTTCATTAATAGTATATTTATTTACGTTCTTTCTAGCGAAGTCTGAAATTCTCAACTGTAATTCACTCAGCATATTATCCGCCTCCTCTTCTAAAAAACATTTCAACACCTTAGAAGGAATACCTTTTTATGTGTCGAAAAATGTTAGAGAAGATGGAGGTGATTTCAATCACTACAACTGCCGAGGAAATAATGAGACATTCTATAGCAAAACCGATTAAGGATTTAACAAATTACAACAGTTACCAAGCAGTCCGAGGATCTGACGTTATAAAGTTCCATTTCCCTAAAGATCAAGGCTCAAATCTTAAAATTTTAGTCAGGTTAAATGGAGAACCTTACGATCCGATAACTGGAGAAAACGAATGGTTGAACAGCGTTTTATCACTTCTCAAACTTATTCCAGAGAAGGACTGATTATTCTTGACCTTTACAGGATTCGAACCTGCATTATCCGTTAGGTCATAATATTAATCACGGGAATCTTACCCGTGTTCCCCACATTCCGCACCCCTGACGATCCACGTCTAAGGATTTAATCCCACAGTACGGTCGAGTCCTGCATCGAATAGTTCGTCGGGTTTACAGGGACACCCAGGCATTTGCCTTATGTCCCTAGTTTAGTTCCAAACCCCAGACGTTGAGACGACTCGCTACAGACTCACTACAGACACGGCCAAAGGATGAGTATTCAATTATTGGCAGGATAATTCTCTTTTATAAGGAAATTTAGAATAGACACAATCAGAGAGGTTGATAGTTCTTGGATATATATGACCATGCAAAATTGCTCCCTAAAGAAGATTGGCCAGAAGTATGCGGAGATGTAGCCCCTATTATTGAAAGAATAAACCTTAATTTCACCAAAAATAAATTTAATATTTTCAGTATTAAAGAAGGATTTTATGAATTAGACTTAAGTTATTGGATCACAGAATTCAACAATAGAGTTTTCGACCTGATAACAAATTATACCTTAATGAAGATGTATTACGATGCGGGGATACCAGATCAACAGTGGCATAAATCACCAGGTGATAATGGAGAAAGCGTTCAATATTTCCCTCATTTCACAGAAGAGCATTTCGGTAACTTGTACTGGTTCAGTTTCTATATGGAAAGTTTTTACACTAGATTTGATGGAATAATTGACTCAATTTTTCATGCACTTAATACAAAGTATATGTTCAATATTGAACCTAAACTTGGCTTTAGGAGAGAAGTTTTAAAAAAACTGAAACAAGCAAATCCAATCTTACACGATTATTTCACCTCATTACCTGAAGACCAAATTTATAAAAAAGTAAATGAGTTTAGAAACAGTATTGTTCATAACTATAGACCTAATCAGATAAGCTCTGGATCGCAGCGTATTAAAAAAGAAGACGGTTCTATACTTTACAGAAGATTAGGGATCGGTAATTATACTACATCTACAGAGTTCCTAAATAACATAAACGAAAGCTTGGAACTATTGGCTGAAATCACAGATAAAGTTAGAACAGTTTTAGAAGGGACTGAATTAGATTAAACGCCAGTTTCTTAACTGGCGTTGTTCTCAAATAAGCTCTACAAGTTTCAACGTTTCTGCGACTGATTCAATACCACGAGCAATTCTCCTGTCAACGGATCGATCTGTAATATTGCTATACTTGGTTATAGCTCCCCAGCGGGGTATTCCTCGAATAAATCGAAATTCTATGACTTCCCTGACTTCATCATCCATGATCAAACGCACGGCCATTTTGATACTTTCTGTTTTTTCCTGATACTCAGCCTGCATTTGCTTCCACTTTTCTGAAGGATTCGCCATAGTCCCGATTTCCTCAGCTGCCTTCCGCATCCGGGTATATCTGTTTAACAGCTTACGGGCCTCCTGGATGTCTGAAGGACTGGGTTTCGGAAAAAATTCCAACTGAACAACTTCCCCCATTCCTTACACCCCTTATATAAAATCATCTATGGTTGTTTGCCCTTCCAGCTCAACATCTGATGCGTCCTGAATCAATCCCTCATCCAACCACTCTTTTGGTGCAGTAATCTTGAAATGGGGCCATATAGGTTCCCCGACACGAGAGTAAGTCGGATTTTTAGCTGCGGCCATTTCCGTCCATACCCAATGGGTACAAGCTGTTACTTTATCATTACTCATGGTCTGTATATCCTTCCCTGGGAAAGAGGCCCTAAGCCTCTACCTTAATTTTTAGATACCCCAACTCTTCCGCCCGCTTCCGAATCGCCTTCATGTCCCCTTCCGGGTATCCCCAGTGTGGGCAATACAAGCCACCGTAGCCGTTGTTATGGTTCGAATCATCGTCACCACCGATATAGTCTCTGAAGTCACATACAAGGCCCCATAGCGTTCCCCCATGGCTGAAATGGTAATGTTCATCGGGCATCGACTCATCCATGACAAGTGGCAGTCCTGTATAATCATCTGTTAACCACAGCTTACCTCCTGCCCAGTGGAACGAAGCGAATCTGTCGTGCCTGCTCGAATATAAAAACTTTCTTCCCCTGCTGCCAATCTCACGAATTAAGGCGTTTACCGTGTCAATTCTGTTCTGGCCCGGGAACGGCGTTTCGTTTCTCGCCGGAGTTGATTGCCCGATCTTACGAATCTTAATAATTTTCAGGTATTCTCGGAATGTCATGTCATAACCATCGTTGAACCCAAGGTAAGTATCGTATTTAGCAGCTCCTGCAGATTTTGCGGTTTTAGTTACTGAATAGTCTGGATAATCATCAAAGAACCCAGGGTATGAGATTTCGTATATGTTAAGTGTTTCCACGCTTATCACTCCTTTAAATTTGGTACGGGGAGGGTATTCCCTTCCTCTGTTATCCGGGGATCTTGCTCCCCCTTAACTGCTCACACAGCCTATCGTATTTTTCTAATGCTGGTTCCCAACGTGGATCTGTTGGGGAAAGTGAATCAATAAATTCTGCACCCTTCACAATCCGTTCTCGTAACCGATCCTGATAATAGGCCAGCAATTCGCGAAAACTCCCCTCGAAATGATCCAAGATTTCGTCATGCGTTTGAGCAATGCAGCCCTGACTTTTCAGACGGGTGAATGTGTGTTCGTCGATTCGACCGTTTTTCAACGCATTTTCTAAATGGCTGACCAACATGATTTGATATCTCATGATCAGCCTTACGCTGTTTTCGATCTCCAACTCATCTGCTGAACTTGTCATCTTCACCCCGCCTTTCTCATCAGTTCTGCATGCGTTCTATATTTACGAACTTGCTGAAATTCTTGAGATAGATCATCTCTGCAAGTCCGGTACCTGTGTTCCGTCCCTTAGCTACAATGATTTCAACGATGTTCTTTTTCTCTGTCTCGGCGTTGTAATAGTCGTCACGATACAAGAAATCAATTTCGTCTGCATCTTGCTCTATGGAACCTGACTCCCTCAGATCCGACATCATCGGACGCTTGTCCTGACGTTGCTCCACGCCCCGACTGAGTTGGGACAGCACTTCCACAGGACAATCATTGTCCCGCGCAATTTGTTTTAAGGAACGACTGATGTAGGCGATTTCCTGTTCACGACTTGAGAACTTTTTCCCTGGGCTGATCAGCTGCAGGTAATCGATCTGAATGAACAAGTTATCATGCTCTTTCTTGAGCTTCTTCACCTTGGCTGCTATCTGCTGAATGGTAATACCAGGAGTGTCATCAATGAAGATTGGTAGCTCGTCCAAAATGGATCGGGACATCGTGTATTCCGGCCAGTGTTCAGGTCCAAGTTGACCAGTACGAAGCAAGGTACCATCCAAATTCCCGATACTGCCTATCAAACGCTCCCCTAATTTCTTACCAGGCATTTCAAGACTGAATATCCCTACAGTCACACCCGACATAGCAGCCGCTCTGGAGTTGTTCAGCATGAATGCCGTCTTGCCCACCGATGGCCTTGCAGCAACAATAATCAAATCCTGCTTCTGTCTACCGCCTGTAAACCTGTTCAGGTCAACACCGCACGTAGGAACGCCTGTTATACCTTTGGATTTACCTCGCGTCTCCAGATCGTCATCATGGCCTGTCATGACGTCATTGATCTTGACCATGCCGCCTTCAACTGGCGAACGTCCAGACAACTCTTCTGCCCCCGCCTTGATACCTGCAATCACTTCGAGGGGGTCCGAAGATTCTTCAAGAGATTGGCGTTGTTCCTCCAACAATCGCAATGCCTGCCGTTTCAGTCCAAGACTCTGAACAATTGAAATGTATTCCTTTGCATTCGCTATGGTCGGTACTGATTCAACCAGATTGCCAAGATAGTTAATACCTCCGATGTCTTCCGTAACACCTCGCGTTTCCAGATCTGCGTAGAGCGTAACCAGGTCAACGGCCTTCTCGGATTCGTGCAATACGATTACCGATTCAAAGATCAGGCGGTGCTGTGCGGAAAAATCTTGCGGAGTAAGGAGCTCTACAGCAAGTGCCGTGTTATCTCCTGACCGATCCAGAAGCAGGCTCCCAATCACAGCTTGTTCTGCTTGTAGGTTATACAGGTTATTCATTCGGTTCACCGTCTTTCAGAAGCGGCACAGCGTTGTTCTCCCAAGACTCCATAAGAGCAAAGCGCTCCTGTGTCTCTGCGCGAAGCCTGTCTATGTTCGAAGCTGCTGGATTTCCGTATATCTGTGAAATAGCTGGCGGGAAATGCGATGTCTTGATGTGGTGAGACAAGTTTTGTTCAGCTTGTGAAAGAGGAACATCGTGAAGCATTCGTTCCCAAAGCGTGACCATTTCGTCAGTGAGTTCCACTATGGGGTAGGCTGTAACCACTACCGCCAAAATGCTCAGTACCTCTTGATTGTTCATGTCGCGCTGCCTCCATCCTCTTTTGTAAAATGTTCTTGTTCCGATCTGACCGGGAATTGCCTTGGCCTTTATTCACTGGAACAACCGTTATCTGTTCTGGAGAAGCTTCGAAATCGGCATACCGTTCATTTTTTGGGTTTAAAAAGGTTGAACCGTGCATGATGAAATTGTTTTCCGTTCGGTTCACGGAACAATGCTCTGCATAGTGCTGAGAACATTGGATTAAAAGTTCAGGTTTGACCTTTGCTTTTATCGCTCGATCCCACATATTTTGAGCTGCCTTTTTTGCAGCCTTTTTTGGATATGCAGACCAGAAGGTTTCGAAATCCGAAACAGACATATCTTTACTGTCTTTATCTTTTAATGTCTTTAAACTGTCTTTAGAGAGCCGGGAAGCCGCGTCCTGTATAGGCTCATCGGACGTTTTAGTTCCTGTTTCAGTAACCACAAGTTCCTGTTTTGGTAACTCATTTCCGATTTCGGTTCCTGTTCCAGTAACTTTAGGATTTTTCTCCGGTTCCTGTTTTGGTAACTCTGGAATAGGTTCTAAGTTACTGTTTCGGTAACTGTCATCTGGGGGTTCGTCGCTCAAATCTGGTAGTGGTTCGGTTCCTGTTTCAGTAACTTTTTGTCGAGATAAGCGACCATTTTTTAAGTTCAAATGTATGAGTTCATGAAAGCGTTCTTTTTCCCAACCACGAACTGAGTCGATTTTCCATAAGTCATAATTTTCGTTAAACCAATACTCGGCGTCCGTTCTTGTAATCACCTTGCAGGTCTCCAGATGCTTCAGTTCAGCTCCTATGTGACCCTTGCCCACGCCACAGAGGGAGAAATCCTTCTGCATCGGGATTACCGCAACCTGTTGATTACAGCCGTAGGAAAGCCGCCAAATGAAGAACAAAATATCTTTCTGGCGCTTGGTGAAATCCCGACGAATGACCTCATCCCATATCTCGTTGGCAATGGCTACATATCCGTTCTTCCTGCGAGAGTCGGTCACCCGTCTCACCTACTCTTTCTTTATTTCAAAATTGATGCTATGATCGTCGCCGCCATGCGTCGAAACCGTAGCCCTTGGATTGTTTCGTCCAACATGACATGGCATTCTTTGCATAAATGAGCTAAATCATAAACCTCAGTACGATGGTCCAACTGCTTACGACCAGTCAAATGGGCCCGTTCCGTTGCTCTTGCTTCTCCACAAGCTTCGCAGACACCTCCTGATCGTTTTTTAAGTGACTTGTCTACCGACTTGCGGATGTCTCCCATTTGGCGTTGTGTAGGTTTGATACGCTTACTGCCGGTCTGTTGTGATTTACTGTAAGGCCGATATTCGAATGTCATGCAAGACCTCCAGAATAAGCAGGCTTGTCCTTTTTTTTGAACTTTGATATGATGACTGCATAAGAATTGTAAAAGTGCTTAAACGGATGACTGCGTTCGCGAGACGCGGTTATTTTTCTATACTCTGGTATCTCTTGAACATGTACAGAGCAACCTTCACGCATGCTCCAGCGCTTGGTTTTAATTTGTGTCACAGTTTCCCCTCCTTGTCCTGTAACTCGGTGTAAACATCATCCAACACCTGAACATATTCAAACTTTTGATTGTCCGGTAAATCCGTACTCATGATAGCGTGTGCCATGATGGTGTAGGACTCTTCACGCACAAAGCCGTGATAATCCAACTCATGGACCATACGCTCCTTATATTTCTCAAGAAGATCTGGAGCAACCGCAGGCGCCCTTTTCTTCTCCCCAGCTTTATACACGGCTCGTAGCAAATCCATGACCACAGTCTGGATATTCTGTTCCCATCCATTCATCCAATCTACTTTTTGGCGTTCCGTACGGGTAAGGGGCCGACTGAGTAAATTTTCAATCTCAGTTGGATTCATACGAAATCCGCTCCAGGTATTCTTTGTTCGCCGCTCCAAGCAGTTTTTGCAATTTACTTAATTGATCGTGACGAACAAACCACACTGCAACGTTAGCAGCGTTACTCCTTTCATAGGACTCTTCCAGGGCATTCCGCTTGGATTCACGAGATGATTCCCCAATTGCATCACATGCGTCTAACATGGTTTCGAAATTCAGCGTACGAATATATTGAATCAGGGCTGATTCTTGATCAGACAGCTTCATGGCTTTTCGCTCCTTTGGTTTGTTTTTGGATGTTTCGTACAATAATGGCGTGTTGAAGGGGGTTGCCGAACCAGAGTCGAGCTAGTTCAGGAAGAGTCATGAACTCACCTTGCTTGCATAACCGACCGTCAGGACTTGGTTGCCGTCTCCCTTCACTTTCACACTTTTGATGACTCTTCCTTCACGGATCTGGTTCGTTAAGAACTGAAAAGCATCCTCGAAGTCATCAGAGGTAACTTCCATATGAATGATCTTGTCATCAAATTCTGAATCGTAGTCCAATGCTGCATCCAACGCAGAACGTTTCATGCCAGCAGTGTTGAAACAGGCTGAATGCGTTTCCGAGGTGATGCAAATATCAATTTGACTACACGATACTGTGTAAAAAAACTGATGTCCCTTCAACCCGAATGCAAATTCGGCTGCTCCAAGACTCACAATTAATGATCGATCTTCGGGGGCGCAATCAATGATATGATCTACCTTCACAGGCTGATAAGCGATTCCGAGCAACGGATCTGCTTGTCCTCCTTTAAATTCCAAGCCACACAATACGTTGTGTGCTTGCATGACATTGAACAGATGAAAAGCGTGTGCGGCAGTTGTGGCTGTTAGTGTTGACATACGGACATTCTCCTTTGTCTATTTGATTTAAGTTACAGTACGTTGTTGCTAATCCTCATTCCGATACAGTGTTTCTTGTTGCTTTCGACACATTCAGGCTTCCTTTTTCTTTATAATTTTTGAAGCAACATACCGATTCAGATCGGTCTGGCGGCAATAAAACTGTCCACGCTGTTCAAAGTAATCAATCTCATTGCCCTTCATCATCTTTCGCACTGTATCAGGCGATAGCTTCAAATAGGCGGCTGTTTCCTTTACAGTGAAGATATTCGCATATAGCATCTGTGCTATAGCAGGCTCCAATTTTTTAAGAATGCTTTCTTCTAAATCAGTCTCAATATCAGACCGAAGCGCTTGGATTAAATCAGCTGTCTGCATAAGCTCAGACTCCTTTTTCCGTATTCTCTAATTCAGGGAGTAGGAAATAATCAACAGTCACGCCGAAGTAATCAGCCAAAGTTTTTAATTTTGGGATTTTGGGTTGATAGTTCCCCTGCTTCCAATTAGTCAGCGTTGCCGTAGAAACCCCTGTATCCTTTGCTACTTGGTACGGCGTTTTACCTGAGCTTTCCAAGAGAATTAGAAATTTCTTGTACACAAAAATCACCTCTTCTCGAAGTAAATGTTGACTACTAGCTAAGAAATCTTATATAATCAGAGTGTCACCTAAGTTACAAAAGAAATCTTAGCTTTATTTGTTGAATTAACTCAGTTTTCTAAGCTATGTTTGTATACTAGCATAGAATTCTAAGTTCGTCAACATATTTAGCTTTGTTTTCTGATATATTTATATAGATAGAAAACGGAGGTAATAGCATGTATGCGAAATTTGAAAAACTATTACAAAAGCACGACGTAACCGCATATCGTGTGGCAAAGGATACTGGGATAACGACAGCTACGTTCACAAGTTGGAAACAAGGGAAATACACGCCTAAGAGAGATAAGATGCAAAAAATCGCTGATTACTTCGGCGTGACACTGGACTACTTCACGGAGCAGGAAGATGAAGAAACCGATGCGCCTGAGTGGGCATCAACTAAAGATATGCGAGATTTTAAGAAAATGCTTGAAGAGGACGAACCGGTTATGTTCGACGGAGTACCTATGACAACTGAAGATAAAGAAAAAGTTAAGCGCATCATGGAGGCTCTTTTCTGGGAAGCAAAAGATATGAATAAAAAAACATACGGTCGCAAAAAGAAAGAGGAATAGCCTATGGACGATATTGTTCAAGGATTAATCAGGCGCTTTAAGACAAACGACCCTTTTGAGATTGCTGAGCAATTAAACATCCATATTCGCTACTGTAATTTAGGTGATAGCACTCGTGGATTCTATTATAGGAAGCTACGCCGGAGATTCATTGTCATTCATGACGGATTAAACGATCCTTGGAAAAGGTTTGTGTGTGCACATGAACTTGCACATGATCGACTTCACCCTGGCATTAGTAGATTTTTTATTGATGATCAATCATTTTTCAATGCCGGAAAATTTGAACGCCAGGCTAATCAGTTTGCTGTCAAACTCCTAGCAACAGGGATCACCCCAGAGCCAGATGAAACCAGAGAAGAATTTTTGCGTCGATGCTCTGTTCCGATTGAACTACATAATTTTTTGTGAACTTGCTTTGCTACACCTGCGAGGCGGTTCATTGTACCCACAAAAAGAACATACGTTCCCTTAAAGGAGGTGATTTTCATGTGATTGGAACCTGAACAACTCAAATGACAAACTAGAAAAGGAGAAACAATATGGCTTGGAGTGAACATCTTGGAGGCAACAAGTACAAGATTGTTGAGCGAGATCCCTCAAAGGCATCCAGACCGAAAAGGTCTGTTACTGTCTACATGCCAGAAGAGATCGCACGTTCAAAATCAGACAAGAAAAAAGAATCCTGGCTTGCGCTTGAAGAGGCAAAATGGAGTGAACAAGTAATAGGCGGAAAGGTAGTTAAGCAGGAGGATATTACGTTTGAGGGTTTCATCCCAAAATGGGAAAAAGGATATGCTATGCAAAACATGGGCGAATACACACAGAATGTGAACCTGTACAATCTCAACAAATATGTTGTTCCAGAGTTTGGTCACCTGAAAATCAGTAAAATAACAACCCTGCAGCTTGTTACCTTTTTTGGAGAGCTACGGCGCGAAAATGGTAAAGAGTTCGCCACCAATTCGAAATTGAATATCTACAAAGCGGTCAAATCTGTTTTTGATGCGGCTCATGAGTGGGAGCTGATCGCGAAGAATCCAATGGATGGTGTGCAGCGCCCACGAACCAGTAAGAAAGAAAAGAAAGCCATGCGTGGCGTTAAAAAGGCATTCGATAGCTCAGAGTCAGAAACCGTCCTGCTGGCTCTATACGACCTTCCAGATAGGTGGAGACTCTATTACACTGGATCGCTCCTTGGTGGCTTCAGAAGAGGCGAATACTTGGCCATCGAATGGACAGATGTGGACTATGATCGGGATGCCATCTGGATCGATAAGCAGATCACATTTGATAAGGAGGGTAAAAAAGTCGAAGGTGAAGTCAAAACAGAAGAATCTGAAGGCTGGGTTGCCATGCCAAAGTGGTATATGGCTCAGCTCAAGGAATACGAGCGAGTATGGAAGAAAGAGAAATTCCAATGTAAAGATTGGGCTGGAGAGAACAAATCATATGTATTCCATGGCGGTAAGGGTGTCATGTACTTCCCCACAACGCCCACCAGTACCTGGAGGAAGTTTCTGCAGAAGAAGGGGATTCCACATGTCAAACTACATGGACTTCGCCATACGGCAGCTATGCTGCTCAGAGAAAGCGGAGCTGACCTTAAAACCATGCAAGAACGATTAAGACATACCAAGATCGGAACAACTGCGGATATCTACACCCATTCGTCTGACATGATCTCCAGAGAGGCAGCAGACCGTTTAGAGGTATTTGATCCTAAAAGATTGCGATTTGCCCCATGA